AACAAATGTTCCACATGCTAAAGATGTCTATGCTGTATATTACAATGATACACCAGGATTTTACAAAGGTCTTGTTAAAGTAGGTGATGAAGATTTGGTAACACCTAACTATGGTATATCAAATCAATTAAGATTATCTTCAATTCCAAAAGGAGAAGTTTCATTATGTAACATTGTTTACAACAAAGATGGTTATTCAGAACATTGTAAAGATTATAGAGAGTATCAAGAATGGTTAGAAAAGAGAAATCTTCAAAGATGGGTTGATGTTACATCACATGGTCAACAAATTGATGGTAAAAATATGATGCATTGTCGTAGATTAGTTGATATGGCAAGAGAAATTGCAGAGGGTAAAGGTATTCTTGTTAAAAGAGATAATGCTCAAGAACTTCTTGCAATCAGAAGAGGTGAAGTTGATTTACAAACATTGATTGATTATGTTGAGTCTGAAATAAAAGTGATTGACCAATTGTTTAGAGATTCTGATTTACCAGATAGTGTAGATCAAAATTTAATAAATACTTTATTAGTAAAAATAAGAAGAACTATTTATGGGTTATAGTATATTAGGTTTAATAGGTGCATTTTGTTTAGGTTATGTTTTTTCAAACTTTATTAGAAAAGTTATGGAGAAAATAGCAGATGATGAAAGTTCTAAAAAAGTAAATGATGTTTATTCAAATCTATTAAACAATGTTCATGGTGACAAAACAATTTTTACAAGTCGTATTAATAATACTGTATCACTTGAGACATTACTTGATGGAGAAGGGAAGGTAAATGTCATGTATATGATGGATAAGAAAGATATTGCCATTTTTAAGAATGATAATTGTATCTATACATCTAATTTGGTTAAACCAGATTTATTAGATGAAATAATTACTGCAATTGATATTTATCATAAAAGTAAAATAGTTGATACTGTTAATATGATGGGTTTAATATTTTCAAGAGAAGAATTTGAGAAGAAATTCAATATTAGAGTAGAAGATATGAAAAAGGGAATGTATGCACCTATGGAAGTATATGATATTGATAAAATGATTAATGAAGATGATATTGATTTTGATATTGATTATATCTTAGATAGAATTAGTGAAGTTGGAATTGAAAATCTAACTCCTGATGAAAAAGAATTTTTAGATAACTATAATAGTAAGTAAATATAAAAAAACCACTCATTTGAGTGGTTTTTTTTATTGATTAAAGTGGTAATTCTTCTTCTTCTTCTTTTTCTTCTTCCTCTTCACCTTGAACTGGTTCTTGAGCTTGTCCTTCTACAGGTGCTTGAGCTTGTGCTTGAGGTGCTTCAAATTCACTTTCTGCAGGTTGTCCTTGAACTTGAGTTTGAACTTGTGGTTGTCCTTCTACAGGTGCTTGAGCTTGCACTTCTGGTTGAGCCTGAGGTTGTGCTTGTGGCATTTCCTGTGTTTGTGCTTGAGGTGCTGCTTGAGCTTGTCCTTGAGCTTGTGTTTGACCACCTAAGATGGCACCACCAGGTATTTTTTCAACATCTAAACCGTTAGTCATAACCCATTTAGTTATTTCTTCAGCAAGTTGAACATCACCAAAGAATTGACGTAAGTTTTTACCTGTAGTTTCTTTTACTTTCTGTACATATTTATTTATGATAGCTTGAGTAATTGGAACCGTTACTTGTACATTATAGATGTCATTTACTTGGTAAACAGCTTCTTTAATAATGTCTTCTCTATTTTTTTGAATACGAAATTTTTCAAATGCTTTAACGTGTTTCATGTTAATTATTATTTTTTATATGATTATATATTAAGTATAAAAACTCATTTTTTGTACTTTTTATAAATTATTGAATAATACCAAATACTGCCAGTACTAATCCTATTATTACTACAGATCCACCTATTCCACCTACAACCATTTTAGTTTTTAGTCTTGATAGTTGTTTATCTTTTTCATCAATTACTTTTTGTCTGTTTGCTACTTCTGTTTCTAAAACCTTGTTTTTTTGCATCCATCCAATTACTTCTTCTTGAAGAGCCTTTATTTTATCATCCTTAATAACTAATTGTTGATCTTGTTTAGTAACAACAACATTTAACTTAGTAATTACCTCATCTTTCTCATTGACTACTTTAATACACACATTCTCATAATCTTGCATTTCTGCTTGTAATTGTTCAAACTTTCCTAATATATTTGAATTATTATTAAGTTTCAAAGCTTGTGGTATGGTCATTATTACAACTTTTTGTCCTAATGAATCTTTTTCAAATCTTGGATATCTAATTTGTTGAGTAACCTGTGAAAACATTGTTGTAAAGGTTAGTGTCATTAATATTATAAATAGTTTTCTCATTTTATTTAATTTTATTTTTTTTAGTTTTTAATTGTTAGAACTTGTCCTACTTGTAGACCTTTTTTAGCTAAAAACTTATTTTGTTCCATTATTTCAGAAACACTTATATTATATTCTTTGGATAAAGAGTATAATGTTTCTCCTATTTTTACTTTGTGTTTAATTTCTACTGCATTATCTTTTATTTGATATACTTTTTTAGGTTGTATTGAAGATGTGTTTTTTATTAAGTCTTCTAAAAGTTCATCATCAGTAAGAACCTTTGGATTATTTCTCATTTCTTCAATTTCCTTTCTAGTTTGTGACATACCACTTTGAAGTTTTGACAATTCTGCTTTTGCTCTCTCTGCATTAATTTTTGCAACATTGGCATCAGTTTTTGCTTTGATTACTTCCTGTGTCATTTTCTTATCTTCCTTATCTTTCTTATCAAATATTTCTTTCCAAGCTGTAATTTTTGCTTCTGCTGCTTCTTTCTCTTTTTCTAACTTTTTATAATCTTCTTCAAGTTGTTTAACTCTTTCTTTTGATGCATCAAAACCACCAAAATACCAAGTAAGACCAAATCCAATAGTTGATACTAATAAAAATAAAATTAGAATTTTTGTAAAATCAAGTTTCATAATTTTTATTATTTTTAGTTATATATTAAAAAATTATATATATATTTGTATAAAATAAAATAATAATATGAAATATAAGAAACTAATATGCTTTGACTTTGACGCAACCCTTTTCCACACTGCTCTGGAAGATGAAGGTAAAGTTATATGGAAAGAAAAAACAGGATATGATTATCCACATATAGGTTGGTGGTCAAAACCTGAAACATTAGATACTACAATTTTTGATACACCATTAAACAGACCTGTATATAATGAATATCTTAAAGCAGTTTCTGATTCAGATAACTTTGTTATCTTAGCAACTGGTAGAATTGAAAAATTAAGACCCCAAGTAGAAGCTATTTTAAACAAAAACAACTTATCATTTGATGGGGTTTTCTGTAAAAGAGGACCAGGTGATACATTCTATTTCAAAAAAACTTTATTTGAAACATTCATCAAAGAATTACAGCCTGAGGAATTTATCATGTATGATGATCGAGAAGAACATTTAATTCAGTTTAAAGAATGGGCCAAAACAATGCCTTGTGATGTAACTATAATTGATGTAGTAAATATGACAACAACAAAAATAAAAAATAAATAATATGCCAACAATTACTAAGAAACAATCAAAGACAATGGTAGATGCAGTTCTATCTAAACCTTATCGTTTAATGCTTCATAATGATGATTTTAATTCATTTGAATGGGTTATTGAATGTTTAGTTAAAGTATGTGAACATGAACCAGACCAAGCAACACAATGTGCTCATATTGTTCACAATAATGGTAAGTGTGATGTTAAATATGGTGATTTAGAAACCATTTCAGAAATGAAGAATAAACTAAAATCTGCAGGACTCTCAGTCACTATGGAAGTGAATGAATAAAAAAAGACATCTTATGATGTCTTTTTCATTTTTTTTATTATCTTTACTAAAATTAATATTTATGACAAAAAGAGAAATATATGAGGGTGCTATTAGCATTCAAAAGAAAAGTGGACAAGGCTTGTCTGGTATTGTAGGACAAGCAAGTTTTGAAGTACAGGAATTATTAGATGAACTTGTAGAAGAAGGGTCATTAAAACTAGTACGTAATAGAAATAATTATTTACCAGATGATATTTGGTATTTTCCAACTACAGGGTATTGTGTATTTGAGGACTTTTCAGATAAAAGAACATTAGCTTTTGTTAGAATGTTTTTAGGTGATATAGAAGAAATCTTTCTTAATTTTCCTTATACTACATTTGTTCAAGACCCTGACTTTATGAAAGCTTATTCTGATTGGTTAATAAAAAACAAAGAGCAATTAGACATTATGATTAACCTTGATGAAGAATACAAAGGTGAAGATGTTCTATTTACTGATAAAGAAATAGAAGATATTAAATCAAGAGAATGGTTTACTGATAATAAATCAGTTAAAGAATGTTTACAAGAATCAAGAAATAGAGTAAGTGAATTAGAAGAAATGATTAGTCTTAATGAAAGAATTATTACTTTGTATAAACAAAAAGGAAACTCTGAGAAAGAGATTGAAGAATGTGATAAGAGTATTGAAGATACAAAAAAACAAATTAAGTTTAGAAAAAGACTACATAACTATTTAGATGGTTTGGATCAAAAGAAACCTATTCAAGAACAATTTACATTATAAAAAAATCCCTCTTAATGAGGGATTTTTATTTAGTATTGGTTATTACTATTAAACCAATTAATGCCACTATCTGTATTATAAGCTTTATTTCTGTTCAAAAATTGTTTTCTTACTCTTAATAATTGACCATAATCTACACTTTCAACATAGTCAAGATTTTTTAAACAATCATTTACATAATTTCTAAATTCTGCAGTTGATATTAAATCTAAATACTCTTGACACATTTCTCTAAAATCATTCTTTTGAAATGCAGAAGTAGCATTTACAATAGTCATAACTGTATCATCATGTCCAACATCTGCAGCATATCTTGTATTACCTGATGTAGTGGTGTGTTTAACAAATGTTGTTATCTCTCTAATAGTATCTTCATTAGTAATTGTGAATCCTTTAGACATCATTAAATCTTGATAATCCTTAACTAATAAATTTTTATTCTCACCAACTTTAAGACCAACCTTTTCATCTGTTGCATCTGCTCTATGTTTATATCTAAAGAATACAGATGAACCATAGTTATTATTACCTTCTAAAACATGTGGCATCTCAGCCAATAGTGTATTTCCATAGTTATTTAACTCTAATACAATTTTAACATTCTCTGGATTAAGATATTCAAAAACTAACATATATAATAACTCTGCCAATTGTTTAACAGATACAAAGTTACTCCTGAATATACCTACTTGTTCAAGTCTAAAGAAATCTATTATAGACTTATAAGATGGTCTTTGTATTTCAATAAGTTCTTTTGATTTTTCTGATATTTTGAATATGTTTATAATTGAGTAATCTTGTCCTAAGCCTTCTGCAATATCCACAGAAAGAATAAACTTATACTCATTTCTATTTATAGGACTAAATACTTCATCATCATCAATCCATTTTAAATCACTATAGCTAAATTTTAATTTATTTTCAAACTCTACTATTTCTTCAAACTTATAGTTTTTCTTACCTTTTAGTAATTCATCAATAATTGCTTCATTTAATAATGACTTACTTGAGTTGATAAATCTTAAACCATACTCTTGATTAAATGCATCCTCACCACCAATATCTTTAATTGCTTCTTCTTTCCAAGTTGTCATCTCACCAATTGACCTCAAAGGAACTTCAAATCCTTTAGTGTTAATAAAGTTAAGGTTTTTAACATCTTCATCAGTACACATTTCATTATTGTAAACCTCAATAATATCTTTTTGAAAATCAACATTCCAATACATTTTTGATTTTGTTACACTTTCTGGAAATACTTCTCTTACTTGTTCAAGTATTTGTTCTTTAGTAACACCATTTTCATATAATCTATGTGGATTTAATCTTATATAAGTTACAAATCTACCTGGTACTTGATGCCAGTAAACCCTCATTGCCTTATAGTTATTTTTAAGTGGATCACCTTCTGGTCTTTCTGCATCAGTTAATAACTTATGGAATAGATTCATACCATTTGGTGTTGATGTGATAATAATTTTTGAGTTTTGTACAGCTGCAGTTGTTGGATAAGCTGCAGTATAGTAAGGTTCAATAATATTTGATGGAATGTGTGCAAACTCATCAAGATAAAGTACATCAATGGTAAACCCAATTGCTGGTGTCTTAGACCTTGCTGATGTTTTTATTCTACAACCATTTTCAAATGTTAGTGATTTCTGATTCCAAGTTTTAATACCTGGTTTTAAGAAGAATGGTAATAAAGAGTAAATAGATTTAATTTTATCTACAATCTCTACTGCAGTATCTCCTTTATTTGCTACAATCATTATATTTTTATCATTACTAAATAAAATTGTATGCAACATGAATATGGATGCTGAGATTGTCTTACCAACCTGTCTTGATGCCATTAAAATGTTAAATCTACTATTGACAAAGTTATCCAATATTTCTTTTTGGTAATCTCTTAATTGAATATCTCCAATGGAACCATCTTCTCTTTTTACTCTACAATATTTTTCTGTAAAGTAATGTATATCAAGAGCACACTTAACATACTCTTGTTGTTCTTCTGGAGACATCTTAAAAGATACACCAGCACGTCTCAAACCTACTTCTGACTTTAACCAAGGATTTTGAAATCTCTTTATTACAATACCATCATTAATCTTTTCTGTTGCTTCATCTACAAATTTTGTAGTGAATATCATTTGTTTTTCTGCTATTTCTGCCATAACGGACATTTACTTTTTTATATATATTGTAAAAAACCATCTACTTATGTCAAAAACAGATAAAGAAAGAAATAGACTACAGGATGAATTTGATCAAATACAATCAGAAAATAGTGAATTTGATATATCTAAGCACTTAGCAACTGCTGAATTTTTACCTGATTTAGGTGAGATAGAAATATTTGATTATGATACAGAGATAACTGTTTCACACCAACAATCATTAGATGTATTAGAATCGTTAGTTGATTTATATCTAAGTGATGTACCACAATTAAAAGAACATCCATATATTAGAAATAAGATGAGAGAAGATGCATCTGTTTATGCAGAAGCAGTCTTTTTAGTTAAGATGACAAGAAAGAACTTTTTGTCACAATTAAGACAAGTTGATAATAGTGACAACTCAGCAAGAATGCATGAGGTTATTAATCAAACAATTGGTCAAATCAGAGAAAATGCCAAATTTGTATCTAATCAAAGAACTGAATTGGAAAAATTTTATAAGAACCTTAGAAAAGATATGGGTTATAATGAAATTGAGAATCCTGAAATTAAGAAAGCTGAGGATCTAAAACAAGAAGAACAGGCAGGAGAAGAAGGAGCTATTATGGATAATAGAAAACTTAATGAAATGATTAAAAATGCAATGACACAAAAAAAGGACTAATAGTCCTTTTTTTATGTTGTTATTGTTACTGTTGATGAAGTTGTTCCTATTGTATTGACTCCTGTTATTGTTATTGAGTAGGTCATTCCAATTGTACCAACAAATTTATAATTATTATTTGCAATTACTTTTTCTGTAATTCTTTCAACACCATAATTATTTATGAATTGTTGATTTCTAGGTCCTTTAAATGGTCCATATAGAATTCCATTTTGGTCAGTTACTACTACTTTATAAGTATTTACACCTGATAAAATAGTCCAGTTTGTATCAATTGTAACATTTGAGAATAAATCAGTTGTTTTACTATATGTTATACCTAATGAACCTGCAGGTGCTGAGAAGTTTGCAACTCTTTCACTCCACTTGGCATTATATACCATTGATTCATTATCATTCCAAGAAACAGAATCTACTGTTCCTGTTGTTGTTATTTTTCTTATAGACCAAACTCTATCAGTGTCACTTGATGCTACATTAACTGCATATCCATAATATACTGATGCAGTACCTATAGTATCTTTTCTTAACCATGCACTATTAAAATCCATTTTATTATTTTATTTTTTATTATATATTATTTATTCTAAATACAAAACTCTCAAACTTCTTTATCACATTTTGATATTGTAGTACAACCTTTGATGAGACAAACAAATTAACCTTATTGAATGTAACCTGATTTATTACTAATTCACAAACATCTTGTTTTAATACTTCTTTAACTCTATCTTTAACTAAATCTTCTGAGTTCTCAATTAAGAATTGTAAAACATTGTTAGCATTTTTTGCTAGTTCAATAACTCTTGCCTCATCATCATAAAAATTGATAACATCATATTTAGTTATTTCAGTGTGTGTGAATTTATCACCTTCTGTTTTCATTCCAATTAAATGTTGTATTAAAAGTCTTATTTTTTTATTATTAATATCATCTTCATCTCTATTATAGAAGGTTTCTGATATGTAATAATAACTTTTAACAACAAGACCAATTTCTTTTAGTTTTTCTTCTAATTTAGAAATTATTAGTTCATAATTGTTTTTAGTATTTTTAGAGCAAATGATATAAATATCACCACTTGTATTTTTTAGATGTCTTATATTTTCTAAGTGTATTGTAAAATCATTATTTTCAATAATATCTTTATTCATAAACTCTTGCATTGAAAATGCTAATTTTGAGATATTTAAGTTTTTATTTTTACTTTTAATCTTAATTTGGTCAAATAAATCTTTACTTATCCAATAAGACACATCTTGTATTTCAAATTTAATATTATCTTTCTTATAAACACCTTTCTTAATCAAATTGAAATCTGATTTAGGTATTCTTAATATAGGTTTATTAGGTTTATCTCTATCTACAATCCATACTTTACTATTAGTAGTTATTAAACTATTAATGTCGAAAAAGAAAGCTTTATTATTCATTTGTTCCATATTAAAATTATTATATTATATAAGAAGTGGGATTTAAACTTCCATAACTTCCATATCCTAAATCAGATATTAAATCAACTCTATCAGTAAAATCATTGTATTTTATCTTTATTAATTTAGTTGTAGGATTTGGTGTTTTACTAGTATCTATATCCCAAGTTCCTGGTATATATACATTACCTGGTGCTTCACCATTAAGATAAATATATCCATCTGAAAAAATTGAACAATCATCTGTAATTAATGTATCTATTGGAATAGATTCTTCAATTGTAAGTGTGTTAACATCCATTCTTACTAAACTTCTATGAGAAGTAGTAGTACCCATTACTGCATTACTTATTATTAACTTATTATTATAAACTCCCATCCAGTGTGCCAAAGGTGTTAATGATGGAGTGCCTGCATTTATAGTTTGATTATATATTTGTCTTTTTCTAATACCATCTAACCCCCATACTTCCATACCAAATTTATTAAAACCACTAATTGTATTAACAATCATAGGTATGAAAATCTCATCATTATAAATTAAATATGATGAACTAGTTCTAACTCTTGCTGATGAAGAAAATGTACCAGTGGTTATTATTTGACTATATGTTCCAAGTGTTAAATCCATTTTTATAACAGCTGCCGGTGAACCAGTTAATGATGGCATTATATATACATAATCTTTATAGGCAATTATATCAGTTGTCTGTCTATTTAGATAAGTACTTGGTAATGTTAGTGTGATAATGTCATCAATATTTGATGCATTTATTCTAGCAACTATTGTTGTAGCGGACCTAGAAGATAAATAAATGTAACCTTTATAAAAACACATTCCATGTACTAAATTTATAGTGGATGTTATAAGTTTATATTCAATTTTATCAAAGTGAAAAATAAAACCTTTTTTTAATCTACAATTTGTTAATTTTATAAAGTAAGTATCTGATGGTCCAAAATTACCACATAAATAAAAGTCAGAACCACTTCTAACAATTTCATTACTATTTCTAACAATTATACTTTCATCTAAATAACTTTTTAAATCTATTCTACGAAAAGAATCAGTATAATATAATAATTCACTACTATCTATTAAAGTTGATATATAAAAGTCTTCTGGTATATCTTCAAATGAAGTTCCTCCTGAATTACTAGAAAGTGAACTATTGGCTGTGAGTAAAGAGTTTTCATAAATTTTTAGTCTTTTAAGATGCTCTTCTTTTTGTTTTTTTTGAATTTCTAAAGCATCTGCTAAATATTTTGATTCTTTTAAATACTTTTCTTCCTTTTCTTTTTCAATTTTCATAAGAATTTCTTCAATTGATTTCATAAATTAAATAAATTTTTTAGTATAGTATATATTAAAAAAATAAAACCTATCTTTTGATAGGTTTTAAATATTATCTTACTAAATCTTTACTTAGTGCAAAGTCATATAGAACAGCTAGATTTAGATTTTCTATAAAGTATTCTCTAACATCACCTAATGTTTTGGATCTATTCACTGCATTTAAGATTGTGAATCCAAATTCTTCTTGAAACTCTAAGTAACAATCACACCAGGGTCTATTATAGTTCTCTAGAGACTTCCATTCTTTGTATCCACCGCTTAACCAGTATAAACTTTTTTCAGGTGTTATATCTTCTGTACTGATGTCTTTTATTTCTACTGACCAAATTTGGTCATTGCTATCACATTCTCTAATTAAAAGTGAAACTGCTTCTGCTATATCTGTTGTTAACTCTTTCCCTATTTCAAAAAACCATTTATTTCCTTCTATGCTAATTTTTCTTGTTTTGTCAGTAAATATTGTTTTAGTTCCAATTTTTTCAAGTAAATCTTTTCTTTTTTTCATAGTTTTAATAAATTATTTTTTATATCAAAAGAGAGTTTTTTATTTATCTTACTCCACTCTTCCAGATTCCATAAAACTGGCCATTTTCCCAGATACCATTTTCCCAGGTTCCATTAAATTCACCATCCTTAAATATTCCATAATGCCAGTTACCAAAGTTATAATTACCACCATGCCAAATCACAGTATGTTTCTTAATTTCAATAATAGCAGATTCAACTTCTGAGTCTATTAACCAGTAGAGTTGTTCTTCTTTTAAAATTTTAAGGATTTGTGATTTTGTAGTGATAGTTTTATTATTGTATTTTAATTCTATAATTCCCATTTTCAATTCTTAATTTATATGACATATATATTTTATATTCTTTTTCACTAATTTTTCACTATTGTTGTTTTTCTTTAAAAAATGTGGATTTTAATTTTAAAAAAAGTTATTAACAAAAAAAACCAGACATATAGTCTGGTTTTTTACAATTATTTTTAAAATTAATTATTGTCTAAAAAATCTTTTTCTTCTTTGGTTATAGAATCAATGCCATATTGACCAATTTTATCTAAAATTGCATCTACATCAAGAACAACTTTTAATTTTCTTGGAGAGTTTATAACACTCTCTACTAAACTAACAACACTTTGCTCTTTTTCTTTAACTATTACATCAACTGGTTTTATTTTTGTAATATCTGCAATAAAATTATCTGCAATAAGAATTTCATTATCACCTTTAACTGTATATGCAATAACTGCATTATCATTTTTTGTATCAAACCATATTTTTGCAATACCAATTTTTTTATTTTCTGCTAATAGTGATGGATTTGCAATTTTCAAAGCTCTACCAATCTCTTCTAACTTCTCATAGTTATAGACTGTTAAGTCTATGCATTTAATATTATCAAAATTTGCCATAGTTATTTTTATATTCTACAAATATACAACATTTATTTTGATTAAAAGTTATTTTTATAAAAATATTATTTAATATATACCACAAGAAAAAACATTATTTATATGAAGTATATTAATAAAAGAGAGGATTTTTTAAAAAAATCTAAACATGATAAGATAGGAAAACTAATAAAAGAAGCTGCTGGTGGTCCATTCACTAATGATATACCTTGGGGTGACTCATTGGTAGGAAGACTTATAAATGCAATAGTTAGAAAATCTGGAATAGCAATTAATGTTACTAGAATTAAAAAATTAATTCCAAGATTAAAAGAACTTTTTGATGAGATATTAGAAGATTCTAAACTTAGTAAAGAATCACAAGTTAAAGTTTGGAAATTAAAAGTGTTTGCATTACTTCAAAAACTTAAAAAAGCAGTTGATGATGAAGAAGAAATTAATGTTCTTGTTTACATAACTGATGACTTGATTACAATTGTGGATTCGGATTATATAGATGATGAAAATAGAAAAAAACTTTTAGATGAACTTAAAAAATTTAAAGAGTTTTTATTGTCATTAAAAGATGAGTCACCAGAAGAAAAAGAAGAAGAAAAAGAAGAAGTCAAACCAGTAAGTACAAATACTCAAGAAATACCTTTTGATTTTTGTATTAAAAATTTAAAAGCGGTATATGCAATTTTAGTTGCTTATAGAAAATTAAAAGATACTAATAAACAGGAACATATTACTAAAAAAGACTCTACTGGTCAAGAAGTGAAAGTAGGTAAAGAATATACTTATAATAATATAAAAGTTAAAGTAATAGATCTTAGAAATCCTAAAAAATATGGTAATGATAAAGAATGGTTAACTGGTGATGATACACTTGGAACTGGTACTATGGCAGATGATAAGGTTTATGTTGTTGATATTAGTAAAGATAAACCTGGAAATACTGGGTATCCAGCTATTGTGAATAAGTTAAAACCAATTACTGAATCTACTACACCAGCTGTACCAACACCTGCAGTGACAACACCAGCTGTGACACCTAAACAAAACTCTATTCTTAATGCAATAAAACCAGTTTATACATACTTTACATCAGATAAAGATATATTTTCTGGATTAGAGTCATTATTTAAAATGTCACCTGAGAATCAACAAAAATATGGATTTAAAGCTCCTATATTAAAAATATACAATACTGCTAGGTTAAATGAAGATTTAAAACAATTTTTAACAAGACCTGAAGCAATTGGTAAATCACTTATTACAATGTATAAATCTACTAAAGTAAAAGAGGATGGTTCATTTGAAGGTATTCAAGATGATATGAAATTGGCAATTGCGGATTTTAATAAAACAATGAAAAGTATATTATTATTTCAAAGTGGTGTTTCTGAAAAACCTAAAAAAGAAGTTGAAGTAGAGACTAAAACAGAAACTAAACCAGTAGAAACGCAAACTAAAAAAGAAGATGATATTGACTTTGATAATAAGAATAGATCCGATTTTAGTGATTCTGTTAAACTTTTAAAATATAATTCATTTATGTGTATAAATGAAGCTGATGAGGCAACACCTACTACTCAAACACAATCAGAACCAGTACAAGGTACACAGTCTCAATCAGAAGTACAAACAAATGCACAAAAGATTAAAGAATATTTTGAAGCTAATGTAAATTATAATGTTTGGGTAGTTGAGTTATCAGAGGTTAAAAGAATAGATAGTGAGATTGAAAAAGAATCTAAAGATAATACTGAACTTATTATTAATGGTATTGATCCAATAATAGAGATATTAAAATTATTTAATAGAGCTTATAAGTTACACACTACTAATAATATACCTGGTGGTAGATCAGGTGGTGCTGTATCAAGAAGTGTTTATAATGAATATACACCATTTAATGGTACAAGTGGTCAGAGTGGTATTTCAGATGGTCCATATAGAAATAATAAAATATTTAATGTGTGGGAAAATGCAGTATTGGATATAATGAAAGAAAGAAAATATCAACCTATTTTTAGTAAAGAAACTAAAATTAGAATAGGTGATCAATTGATTAAAGGTGCAGGTTCTACATTTAAAAAATTAATTACTAATTTACTTGATACTGAAAAACTTTATAATAGTGGTGCACAGAAAAAGTTCCTTGATGAATATTTTGGACCAAATGCTGTTCCAGAAGGAACAAGTTTAGGTCTTCCTGGTGATGAAAAAACAAATGCTGATACTTCTAAAAATATAAAAACGATTGAATACAAATTTGCTACAAAGACAGAAAATATTGATTTTTTAAGTAATACTAAAATACTTATTGGTAAGATATTTGAAATAAAATCTAAAGATAAAACTATTTACATGTTAGTAGAAAGTGTAGATGGTACATTCACATATGTTTCATATTGTCAATCTTTTAAAAAATTCAGTGATTATATAGCATTACAAAAAGGACCTAAAACTGAAATTAATCCAAAACCTACAAATATGGAAAGTTTAGATTTAAGATATACTAAATTTACAAATGATGATTTTAATAAATTTTTAAATCAAAATAGAAGTATAGAATTAAAATCAGTATTTGGTAGTGAAAATAAAACAGAACAAACAAAAGTAGAAGTTGTAACACTTAATTTATTAACAAATTCTAATGATAAGTCATTATTTACTTTGAAGGATCATAAAGAAAAAGAAAAAGATTTCTTTTCAAAAAAATATGGAGATGACAACTCATTTGACATAACATCAAAAGTATAAGTTAATTATGAAATATCTTAAAAAATATAATTTGTTTTTAGAAGCTGGATTAGATATACAAGTTACTGATGAGCCAGATGTTAAAGCATCAAAGCAACAAATGGAATTAGTTACAAAGCAATTGGCTGATTTTAAGACAAAGAAACCACAAATTGATACTTTGTATAAGACAATTAAGGATCCTACTCAAATTGAAGCAGGATTAACTAAAATACTTGGTACTGATGTTAAAAATAGAAATCCATTTTTAGTAGATTATGCTACTATTTCTAAAATGAATAAAGATATAGATAACATGCAACAAGAGAATGTTATGGATAAAGTTAGAATTGATGACTTTCAACAAGATTTAAAAATGACAACAGATCCAAATACAAAACAATCATTGGCTACTAAAATTGCCGATATTAATAAAAGAATGAATGGTAGAGTCACTAATATAGCTAAGATTCAAAATGATTTTAATCTTGCAGATAAAGCACATAAAGATAAAATGTCAAAAATAGAGAAAGATATAAAGGATAATATCACAAAAATATCTAATGTTAATCAAAAATAGAAAAAATATGATTTTTTTCTTTTAATATATACATTAAAATAAAAATTAAAATATACAA